GAACTGATATGCATACTCTTACAGAGTATTATCTGAAGAATGAGGAACTACCAAAAGTTCCTCCCATATCTGATTTCCTTTTCAAAATATCAAAGGGAAAACTAAAGAAAATAGATAACATCTACTCTCTGGAAGGTGCCCTATATAGTAGAGAATTAGGTATTGCAGGAACCGTCGATTGTATTGCAGAATACGATGGAGAGTTATCTATAATAGATTTTAAAACATCTAAAAAACCTAAACCCAGAGAATGGATAGAACATTATTTTGTCCAAGCAATGGCATACGGTTGTATGCTCTATGAGTTAACAGGAATATCTGTTAAAAAACTTGTAATTATCATGGCATGTGAAAATGGAGAATGCGTCGTTTATGAAGAGTATGACAAAACAAAGTACATTAAACTCCTCACCAAGTATATTAGAAAATTTGTTGGGGATAAACTTGACCTTTATGGAACCAAATAAAGAACTAGAAAAAGCAATTGAGAGTAAGTTTCTAACTCCTCAAAAATTTGCTATAGAAATAGAGAAGATTGTCGCTGAAGAAGAATTCAATTACATTGATGCTATCTGCCACTATTGCGATATTAATGGTCTTGAGGTAGACTCAATAACAAGACTAATTTCAAAACCCTTGAAGGAAAGATTAAAGTGGGATGCAACCCGTCTTAACTTTATGAAACCTACATCAAGAGCAAAATTACCTTTATAATGCCTTCTAAATCGGAGTTAATGCACTATCGCTTACAAGCAATTATGCGTGAACATACTTATCCTGATTTAGAATACTTAGGTGTTAGACCAGATAGTATAGGAATCAATCAGCACTGGTATAGGATTGGTGCAGCAGAAGTTCCTGTAGACTCTATAACATCGCTAGATACTGAAGAACATGATGAAAACGAAAGTGACACCCTTTGAGACTTATCAAACATATCTTTCTATGAAAAGTCATTTTACCAACGGTAAGTATGATTTTTTTAAATATGGTGGAAAGTCAAGAGCAACTATGACATCCTTTAATAAAAGAAAGGATAAGTATTGGTTTGAAAAAACCTCTAGAAAATATTCAGACGAAGAGATTACAGATTTTCTACTTGCAAACTTTGTTACTACTGATACACCACAAAACTTATGGATTGGAGAAATTATAAATTCTGGAGAAAGAAAATACGCAGATTGGATGAAACGACAACAGAGTTTAACTTACTTGTTCAAAGAACAGTCAACGGAATTGTTATCGGAAAAAAAATTAGAAGAAGTATTCAATTGCTCGAAAGGACACCCAATAATTCTCAAAAAGTATCTAGGTGGGGAAATATCATTAGAAACACTTACAATACTGGAAAAAATATTTTCTTTCGCAAAAAAATTTGATGGTAAGTTAAAAGATCCTGTTTGGGAATCTGTCAGTATGAAGATAAAGAAATATCTACCTTTCCTAAATATTAATGTGTTCAACTATAAAAAAATTTTAAGGGATTTAATAGATGAGTAACTTTTTTGATTCTGAAATAGTTAAATCAGAACTTGTTGAAATTAATAAGTTACAAGAGCAAGTGTACAGTCGTGCATTTAATTACCCATTAATGTCTCGTGAAGATAAAGTTGCACATATTGACAAACTAATTACATTATTAGAAAAGCAGAAAGTCATGTATACTAGACTATCTCTTTCAGACTCACCAGAGGCAAAAAAAATGCAAGAAACCTTGCAGAAATCCATATCAGGTATGGGTTTTCCACCTGGTACTGATATGCAGATATTGTTTAGTTGTATGAATGAGACTATTCAAACATTAAGACAAGACATCATTTGACTTTTAATAGTTTATCTGCTATAATCCAAATATCCAATTAATCCAATTAATCCGAGGTAATCCAATGTCGTTTGCTAATCTTAAAAAGCAATCTAAGTTAGGCTCTTTAACTGCAAAGTTAGTCAAAGAAGTCGAAAAAATGAATAATAACGGTGCAACAGGAGATGACCGTTTATGGAAATTAGACGTAGACAAAAGTGGTAACGGCTATGCTGTTATACGTTTTCTTCCACCCCCTGACAAGGAAGATCTCCCATTCGTAAAACTATACTCCCATGCCTTTCAAGGTCCTGGTGGTTGGTATATCGAAAACTCTTTAACCACATTAGGACAAAAAGATCCAGTATCTGAATTTAATTCAGAACTTTGGAACAATGGAACTGATGCAGGTAAAGAAACTGCTCGTAAGCAAAAACGCAAGTTAACTTACATCAGTAACATCTATGTTGTAAAGGATCCATCAAATCCTGAAAACGAAGGTAAAGTATTCTTATATAAGTTCGGTAAAAAGATCTTTGATAAACTTACTGCAGCAATGCAACCTGAGTTTGAAGACGAAGAAGCAATTGATCCATTTGATTTCTGGCAAGGTGCTAACTTCAAGTTAAAGGCAAAAAACGTAGCAGGATACAGAAACTATGATAGTTCTGAGTTTGCTGCTGTAACTCCATTACTTGATGATGACGATGCTCTTGAATCCATTTGGAAGAAACAATATTCTCTTGAAGAGTTTGTTGCTGCTGATCAATTTAAATCTTATGAAGATTTAAAGAAAAGACTTCAATCCGTCTTAAGAGTTGGAAGTACTCGCGTACAACCAGTAGAAGATCTAGAACATGAAGATGATGGTCGTGGTTCTGCAGAAGAATTAGTTACTGCTGCAACTCAATCGACAACAGCATCATCTGATGAAGAAGATGACGCATTATCATATTTTGCTAAATTAGCACAAGAATGATATTTAATTATATTAGAAAGGGGTCTCTTTAGACCCCTTTTTTTTATGGCGATTTAATTCTAGTATTGGACGTTCTAATTAATCTTGTATTTACAAATTGAGAAGATTTTGAGTATTTCATAATCTTTCTCATATCTTTTAAAAACTGTTGTAAATATTCTGGTTTCAGTAGATCAATTTCTCTTTTCTTTTCATTTACACGAGTTTCATATTCATAATTAGATATACCAATTCTGATCGCATTACCAGTTAAATTAGCGAGCGGATTAGAAGGATTTGGTATTGAAAAATCTTCATCTACGATATTACCTGCAGGTACAATTAATCTATTTCTAACATCTTTGACCTCTATTGTTTCATAATGTTTTGTTGCATTTAAATTTGCACCATATTTGTTAACACCAAATTCATATAATTCACGACTATTCAACGGCCACTCATTATTTACATTAACTATCCCTGCAGTTATTAATACAACCCAATCAAGATCAGATTGTTCATATACTTGCTCTGCAACCTGATCAGGACGGAAACCATCCTTTATAGTTATTCTATCAAAGATAGTAAAATATTTTTTTAAATCGTCTCTGATTTTTACACGACGAAATAAATTTTTAACTTTTATGTAATCTAATGAAGAATTTCTATCTGAAAGTGGAGATAGATATTCAACATTTGGTAACTCTCTAAAAAATCCCATTAGTATCCTACTCCTTCTCCTGATTGTTCTGTGGAATAATCTTCCCTGTATACTGGTGTTAGTTCTCTGAAAGTTAGACTTAAATTTAAGTGCACGGGATTACCATCATGGTATGTAGCATAAGTTCCAGAACCTGTATAGTTTACATTACAACTAGTAAGTGCAGCTGGTTTAAATGCATTTAAAAAAGGATGTTGATTTTTCCCTTTCATGTAGGTTAGATAAAATATATCTGGAGACTTTAAAAATAAACCTTTTACAGTATTTGTTCCTCCTCTTTGAGCAGACATTGCTTGTTTGAGAACTCTTATAATAACTTTTACTTGTGCAGCTTCTTTTTTACTTCTTGGAATTATATCCCACCCAAAATTAAAGTCTCTACCATTTACACCAGTGAATAGTAATTGTTGGTTCTGGTTAATTGTTAGTCCAGTTTCTCTAGCAATAGCATCTCCACCACCACCACCTGTGATTGCGTTTGCAACTAAACCTGCAATTCCTCCAGTAAGTAATTTACCAACTGTTCCTTTGTCTGTTTCTAATGCTTTATCTAATTGTCCTTTCATTTCTGCAAAAGATGCTCCCCCCATAGTAGCAAGACTACCATCTGCTCTTAGACCTGCTCCTGCAGCAGCTGCTGATAATGCTGCTAAAGGACCCATTTCAGACATATCCCAATTTGCACTTCTACCATCTTGTACACCTTGAGGTACTGGCAACATAATAGTATGGTTTATATCTTTCTTTGCAATTTCATCACTAGTTCTTAAACGAAGAGAATCATCTGCCCTTTGTAGACCTGGTGGAGTAAACTCAACTATTTCAAGTCTCAGGTAATCATCATGCTCATCTATCTTTGTATAAGGATATCTGAGAGGTGCAGATGATTTTGGTGTTCCATCATTATTTGCAGTTTCTTTACCTAAGTTTTTATTTACTTCAACTGCATTATTCTTCTTAGCATATTCCTCTCTATTTTTCTCAGCTAGTAATCTTCCTTCTTCACTAATACCGCCAGCGTTCATAAATCGACCTCTTTTTTATCTATTTAGCCTATATTTTCCGAAAGATAAATTTCTTGCGTCTGTTATCTCTTCATCAGTTATATTATATAACCCTCCAACTATTTCTTGAAAGGTATATTGTCTTGATTCTCCCCAATGAAAATTAATTCCTTTCATACCCCAAGAGAATACACTTGTAACTGCTACTAAAGGATATTCATCATATCTTAGATTAGGTGTTTTGGGACGATATACAAATGTATAGTACTTTCCAACTTCTGGGACACTACCTTCTGTTAACGCACCTAGAACCTCTTGGTAGACATCATCAACATCTCCCGAACCTGTGTAATCTTCTAATATTCCAGATAGTCTACTCATACTCCTAATTCTTTTTCTGTAATTACTTTAAACTCCCATCCACGATCTAAACAATATTCAGTTGCTGCTTCCCACTTTGATTGATTTTTAGCATACTCATATGCTTCACGAATATAACCTTTAGTTTGTCTCTTTGGTTTTACAGGAGGTTTTGTTTGTTTTTTGGGTTTTACCTCTATAAGGTATGATTTAATTTTATTATGGGACTCTTTTACTTTAATATAAAAGTCTGGAAAATATCTATGAACTCTTCTGTCAATAGGTGATCTGTAAGGAATTGCAATCTCTTCGCTCCACCACTCTAATATATTTCTATTTTTATCACAATAAACCATAAATTTTCTTTCCCATAATGAACGATACACTATATTCATGGGATTACCTTTATACTTCTCAGGATGAGATGGTCGGTATTTTCCTTTATATGTCATGCTAAATAAGTATAATTAAACTCATAATAGATATTTAGTGTGGAAAAACCGAGACCAAAAAGAATAAGCGATTTTAAACCAGTTCTCACAAACTTAGCTCAAACTTCTCATTATGAAGTTCGTTTTGGTAGAGCAGCTGGAGGACTAAGTGAATATTTAAGTAATAGAGGAGTAGATAAAAGATTTATAGTAGGAGATATGGGTTTACTATGTAATGCTGCTCAACTACCATTCTCATCTCTTAGTACTACCAATATAACAGGAGCATTCACAGGAATAACAGAAAAATTTGCACACAGTAGAATATTTGTACCAATTACACTTAATTTTTATGTTGATAAGCAATATAAAGTTATAAAATTCTTAGAACATTGGATGGAGTATACTGCAGGTGGAACTCATGCACCTGGCGGAAGAACAGGACCTATTACTCAAAATAAAACAAATTATTATATAAGGATGCAGTATCCTGATGACTATAGAATGGAAGAAACAAAAATAATGAAGTTTGAAAGAGATTATGATACTAGTTTAGAATATACTTTTTTTAACCTATTCCCACAAAACGTAGGTGCTATTCAAGTTGGATATGATGCATCTAAGATTTTAACTGCTTCTGCCACTTTTGAATATACTCGTTATGTTTGTGGACCTATAAGTAATATATCTAAGTATCGTAGTGGTGCAGGATATAATAATCTTACTGTCGCAGAACTTAAAGAAATGGTTGACAGTGGTGTTGATATTACTGAAAATAAGAAAGAAGTCATTAGTAAAGGAGATGAATTTATTAAATCTGGCGATTCTGCCAATAACTCTAAGACTATTAATAAAAAATTCCAAATTGGTGATGGTGCGGGATTTATTTAATTCAAAAAACCTTGCTATATACTATACGAATTGTTATAATTTATTATGCCTTTACCAACAATTACAACTCCAACGTATGAGTTAGAGTTGCCTGTTACTAAAAAAACTGTTAAATATAGACCTTTCCTTGTTAAAGAAGAAAAAATTCTTGTTATAGCAATGGAGAGTCAAGATGAAAAGCAGATTGGTCGTGCTGTTAAGGATGTTCTTACTAATTGTATAATAACAAGAGGTATTAAAGTAGACAAACTACCAACTTTTGAGATAGAATATCTATTCCTACATGTTCGTGGTAAATCTGTTGGAGAGCAAGTTGAATTAATGATAACTTGTCCTGATGATGGAGTTACACAAGTTCCAGTCTTGGTTGACATAGATGAAATAAAATTAGATATGAGTGAGGATCATAATAAGGATGTAGTTTTAGATGATAGTTATACTCTAAGATTAAAATATCCATCTCTGGGTCAATTTATTAAATCTAATTTTAATGAAACTGATGTTTCAGTGGAAGATACTTTTGAATTGGTTGCTGATTGTATAGATCAAGTTTTTAGTCCAGAAGAATCGTTTGCTTCTTCTGATTGTACAAAGAAAGAATTAAATTCTTTTCTTGAACAACTTAATTCTCAACAATTTAAAAAAATTGAAAAGTTTTTTGAAACTATGCCAAAGTTGAAACATACTTTTGATATAGTTAATCCTAAAACTCAAGTTAATAATCATATCGTTTTAGAAGGGTTATCGTCTTTTTTCGAGTAGCCATGGCTCATGAATCTCTTGAGTCATACTTCAAGACAAATTTTGCCCTGATACAGCATCATAAATATTCATTAACAGAGTTAGAAAATATGATTCCTTGGGAAAGAGAAATATATGTAACTCTCTTATCCCAGTATATTGAAGAAGAAAATTTAAAAAATGGTATAAATGGCGGTTAAAGACAGCTTTTTTAATTTAGGTAATAATCCCAATCTGGATTCAGCAGATACTGGGATAGATCCTGCTACGGGAAGAGTTTTAACAAATGAAGAAAGAAGAAAGATATTTGCAAGACGTAGTATTTTATCTAAACAGAATAGACAGGCAATTGCTAAAAATACTAAAATGAGTTTTGGTGGCGGTGCTTTGGTGTTGTCAAGTAGAGGGAATGTAGATAAAAGGGTGCAGTCACAAGGAGGTGCTTTAGTTGCTCCAGTTAATAGTTTGACTAAGAGAGTAACTGCATTAGAAGAAAGTATGTCTAACATGGCAACGGTTCTTGCTAATATTAGAAAGGTAATTGTAAAAGGCAATGAAACTGATGCTAAGATACAGGATGAATTAGCAAAACAACAAAATCTTTTATTCCAAGAAAGACTAAGGAAAAATGCTGAAGATGAATTAGAAGAAAGTGATTTAGAAGCAGAAGCAGAACCAGAGATAGATAAGCAACAGAAGAAAACATTTGGATTCTTTGAAAAAATTAAAAAAGCATTATTAGCACTCTTTGGTGGTTTTGTTTTAAAGAAAGCATTTAAGTTGTTTACTGCATGGAGAGAGGGTAATACAGAGGAACTGGAGAAACTCAAGGTGGAGTTGAACTCCATGGGACAACAATTGTTTACTGGTATTTTTTATTTTAATAAAATTATAAATGGTTTATTAAAAATTGCAGGTAATTTTGTTAAAAGTATTGCCAAATTAACTGGAAAAATTATAACATTTCCATTTAGAATTGCAGGAAGGATTATTAGAACTGCAGTAAGAAAAGCATTTGTTGGAATAAAGAAAGCAATCGGTCCTGGTATGAGAAAGGCAATAAAAGGATTCTTTAATATAGGTAAAAATAAAGCAGGAAAGGAAGTTGGTAAGAAAGTAGCAAAGGAAGTAGCAAAGAAAAGTGTTGCTAAAGTTGCTAAGAGAGGACTTTTGGGATCTTTACCTCTTATCGGTACTGGTCTTGATATTTGGGGTGCTGTAGGTGAAGGTATGAAAGGTAATTGGACTGGTGCAGGATTATATACTGCAGGTGCGATTACTAGTTTAATACCAGGTATGCAAGGTGTTTCTGGTGTCTTGAGTGTATCTGCTATGGGACAATCTATACATCAAGATTTAAAGAGAGATGCCAAGAATCAGAATATTGATATGACAGGTGGAGATAATGTTGAGATAAGTGGTATGGGAAATGATGATTTTTCTAAACTTGGGGCAGTTGAAAAACGAGCACCAATTGTACAAGTAGTTTCGGCTGGTGGTGGAAGCAACAACAAAGAAAAAACTAAAACAGGATATGCAGGTAACTTTATACCTACTCTTCCTTCATCAAATCCTGATAATTTATATGAATCGAATGCAAAAAACACTTATAACGCATACACAGCATAATGGCTAAAGTTCCAATAACAACATCTGGTGGAAAAACTGTAAGGAAATCTCCCATATCCTCTATGAGAGATGGTTTTCGTGCGTTAAAAGGTAATCTTAAGACAATGACAAAAAATGTTATTGGGATACAAGACGGGTTGCAAGAAGAGAATAGACTAAAGAAAAAACGTTTAGAACGTCTTAAAACTGATTCTGCCAAACAAAAAGATTTAAAACAAAAGCAATCTGAGGAAAAACGATTAGAAAAACCTAATCTTGTCTCTTCATCACTTTCTAATATTACTGATACTATGAAAAAAGCTGGTGGTAGTCTTCTTAGCAGAGTATTAAAATTAGTTGGACTTTTTGCGGGTGCTTGGATAGTTAAAAATATTGGTGGTCTTATAGAAACGGTTGAGAAAGGAATTAAAGTAGTTACAGATGTTTGGAATGGAATAGGTAATTTTGTTGGAGGATCGATTGATACTGTGAAAGGTATAGGTAAATTAATTCTTGGATTTGGACAAAATATTTTATCATTTGATTTTGCTGATAAATCAGGAAGATTAAAAGAAGCATTTTCAGAAATAGAATTAGGATGGCAGAAACTTAATGGAGATATTACTGGTGCAGAAAAAGTTCTTGATGATCCTGAATCAGAAGTGTTTAAAGAAGATTTTGAAGAAGGTGGAAATTTAGAAGAAGAAAAAAATAGTGAAGATAAAGAGGAAGGTGGAGAAACTGATTCCGATTCAGAAAATGTTGGAGATGATCCTACTAATAAACCTGCTATCGGTGACTACAAAGTAATTGATACTTCAAGAGGAAGTAAGTATAGAGTTTGGGATGGAGCAAAATGGGGTTCAAAGACAAACGTTAAACCTAGATCTGGAAATGAATGGAATGAAGAAAAAGTAAATATTGATAAAGATGAAGATTCTAAAATAGAATCAGAAGAACAAGTTTCAGCAAAAGAAAAAGTTTATCAACAGGTAAAAGCTGCAGGGAATAAATTATCAAATCAAGAACTAATTACTTCTAAAAAGAGAAGAGGCACTGCATTTGTTGCCAAGTTAACTCCAAATAATGACCCAGAAATAATTACTGTTGTTGCACCAAATCAAAACCAAGGAAACGGTAACTCTGGTGGAGATGGTGGTTTTACCACGATTAATATTAGTGGTGGTGATGACTTAAATAGACTTGAAACCAAACGAGCATTGGAGCAAATAGGATAAAAACATGTCAGCAACTAATCAATGTATAATAGAAGAGTTTTTAATACATTCGGACAGAAGGAAAGAAGGTGAGAAACCTTTTGATTTGACTCCGTATATTGCTTCTGTTGATTATTTTGAAGATATATTCTCTCCATGCATAACTTTAAAAGTATTGGTAGTTAACGAAGCACAAGTTGTTACAGAGGACGAAGAAGATACAGAAAGTACAGATGATAAATTAAAAGCACTCTATCAAGGTTTACCTCTTAGAGGTGGAGAGATATGCAGAATTAAGATAGGAGCGAATGTTGAGACTAATATCCCATTAGATTTTTCAGAAAAAACACAAGATTATCTCTATGTAACTGGTATTACTAATGTTGTTAGAGATGCTAAGAGAGAAATGTTTACCATAAATTTAACTTCTAGAGAAGCAATAGTTAATGAAACAGTAAGATGTTATAAAAAATATTCTCCAGATCAGAACATCGGTGCTACTGTTGAAAATATTTTAACCGATACTCTTGGTATAGAAAAAGATCGTTTTAAAGTTGAATTAACATCAAATGCATATGGATTTATTGGAAATTTAAAAAAACCATTCCCTACATTAGTATGGTTAGCAAAGAAATCTGTTACTAAAACTAAAGGTGCTAAAAGTGCGGGATTTTTATTTTATCAAACTAAGTCTGGATATAAGTTTAGATCTGTTGATACTTTAATGAGACAAGAAACTTATAAAATTACCAATGATGCTGATGAAAAACTAAAAGCACCACCATTTTATTATGGTGAAGCAACACAAGGATTTGATTCTGAAGATAGACCTGCAAATACTGATTTCAAAATATTAAAATTTTCGATACAACAAAATAATGATATTGTTAAAAATTTAAAATTAGGAACTTATTCAAGTAGTGGTATGTATTTTAATCCATATAACTTTGAATTTGAAGCACTACAGTATAAAAGAAAAGATGAGATAACAAAAGATAATATGTCTCTAATGGGTTCTGAAGATCCTACAAAGTATCCATTAAAACTTGATCCTGATAATAAAACAGGTTCTGAAGATACTCTTGAAGATATTGCTTCAAGATCACTTACTGGGATTCTTGATATAGGTGTATTAGCAAGAGGAGATACAAATCATCTTAAGAAATCTGATCCTTTAAAATATCAAATGCAATCTGTCACAAGATATAATACATTATTCACAAATGTTTTGGATATGACAATACCTCTTAATTCAAATTTAGAAGCAGGTATGTGCATTGAATGTGAATTTCCCCCAATGTCTACATCAGCAACTACAGGAGATGCTATAGATAGTAAACAATCTGGTGTATACATAATCAAAGAATTATGTCATCATTATGATATAGAAAAATCATACACATCTATGAAAGTTCTGAAAGATTTTGCTGGAGATAATCCTGATAGAAAAGAAGAGCAGCAGGAGGATGTAGAATAATGATGGAAGATACAAGTAATATAAAAACTAATTTTCTTGGAAAAGATGGTTTTAGATGGTGGATAGGACAAGTTCCTCCAGCTCCTAACCATAAAGTAAATTGGAATGTAAATAAAAACTGGGGTCTTAAAAGAAGAGTCAGGATCATGGGTTATCATCCTGATGAGAAAAAGTTACCCGATAAAGATTTACCTTTAGCAATTGTATTGCTACCCCCAACTGCAGGAACTGGAGCAAAGAATCAAGCACAGTCAATTTACATTGAACCTGGAGAAATTGTATTAGGATTTTTCTTAGATGGAGATGATGCTCAAGTTCCCGCAATTATTGCAAGTTTTGGTAGAACAAAAGCATCCAGTGATGCATTTGCAGCTTATAGTGGTGCATTCAAACCATTTACAGGATATACTAGTGAGATACCAAAAGAGAAATATGAACAAAATAAAGCTATTAAAGTAGATGAATCGCATCAAGAAACAATTGATAGTCAAGTAAGTCCAGTTAATACAGATGCTAATAATGCAGAAAAAAGAGACACTGTAACCGTAAGTAATAATATTGGTAAAGAGATTACTGTTCCTAGTGCCTGTAAAGATTCAAGTACAACTAAAGTAACAGCAACTGTTAATAATTTTGTAAGTGATTTTAAACGTCTTTCAAGTATGGGTGAGGGACAAATTGGAAAGATAGATCAATTAATAAAAGATACAAGTAAAAACATAACAACGGGAGTTAATGGTTTAGTTGGAGATATTAGTCAGAATGTTGTTGGAGAGTTAACAGGACAGGTACAACAAGGTTTACAAGTATTATATAAAGGTGTTTTTAATAATGTATTAGCATTGACTCAAAATCCTGTAGCAGCACATCTAGCAGGTGTAGCAGCACAGAAAGCTATGGTAGGTCCTGTTGGTGCTATTCAAAAAGATCTTGAATGTATGGTAGGTAATGTTGCAGGTGGTTTGGCAGCAACAACTGAAAAGATGTTAAGATCCATGATGGATTCATTTGATGATGTTCTTGGGGTTCCACAATGTATGGCAGATCAATTCACAGGAGCACTTTTAAATAACATAGTTGATAGTATTGGAGATACTTTAGCAGGTCCTCTCGGAAGTATAAGTAAAGTATTGTCTAGTGGATTTGATATTTCTTCACAGATTAGAAGCAAAGTAGATATGATTAGTGGTGTAGGTTCATTGTTTGATTGTGGTGCAAGTATTGATAAGTGTACTGGTATAAGTGGAGCATTTAAGATAGGTGGAGGTATTGCTAATTCTGCATTAAGTGGTTTAGATGATGTATTAGGTGCTGCAAACAGTTTTGTACAAACAGCAGAGGGACTTGAAAGTTCATTAGATTTGGGTTTAGATATTCCAAATTTCAATAAGTCTTTTAGCGATCCTCTTGGAGAATGTTTTGGAGGAAAGAGAACAGGTTGTGGTAAACCAAAGGTTAGAATATTTGGTGGTAATGGATTTGGAGCCGCAGGAGAAGCTATAATGGGAAATTTAAGTGGAGAATTAGGTCTTCCAGATACTACTGCTAGTCTTATTGGTTTAAGAGTTACTAGTCCTGGTATTAAATATGAGTTTCCTCCTTTTGTTGAAATTGTAGACGATTGTGATGAGGGATACGGTGCAATTGGTAGAGCATTAATCAAAAATGGTGAAGTTGTAGGTCTTTATGTTGTATCTGAAGGAGAAGGATATCCACCAGGAGAAATGGAAGATTTTGGTGTTGTTGATACAGTAGTGGATAATGCAGGTTTAGGATACTCAGAAAATGACACAGCAACAGATCAGTTTGGAAATCAATATCAACTTGTTATTGATAAGGGAAGTATTGTTTCTGTTAAACCACTAAATATCAATATAACTACGCTTCTACCGCAAATCACAATTCAAAGTGATACTGGAAGAGGTGCTTCAATCAGACCAATTTTAGGACCTCCTGAACCATCAGCAGAAATAAAACAAGTTATTGATTGTATTGATCCTGAAGAGAATAATTTGGTTGGTTATGTAAAAGGACAACCATATTACGGTGCTTATCATATTCATCCAACAAGGGGTGTAAAGATGGTTGGTATCGCACATACAACATCACCTCATCAAATAATATATGATACTCCAGAACAAAGTTTTGGAACAGCAGTTAGTGTTGCGTCTACAATGACAGTATCTCCATCCCCACAGACAAATGTTTCCAACACCACAACCGAGACTACTACAAGTAGCACTACTCAAACTAACACAACTAACAACACAAGTCAGCAAACGACTGGACAGAGTGACCCTCCTTCTAATAATAACGATTCTGGTGGTAGCGGGTCTTCGGGATCAGGTGGGAGTGGATATGGAGGAGGATACTAATGTCTGAAAGACCAGTTGAGTCGCAAAATTGGGATAGACGAAGGTTTATATCTTTAGGTCCAGATTTTAGGATAGATGCTAATAATCCTAAGATGGGAAATAATGGAAACTTATCGTGGTTGATGTACGGTGCAAATGATGATGGAGATAAGTCAAGTATGTTCCAATGTAATGATGGAACACTAAGTATTCATAGCGATAGAAAAATAGAAATTGCTGCTGGTGCTAATAATTCAAATGAAAAAGATCAAGACATAACTATAACTTCATTAAAAGGTGGAATTACTATCATAGCAAATGGTAATGGACAGGTTAAAATTAAAGCACCTAATATTCTTATAGATGCAGATAATGATGTTGATATTAAAGGAAAAAATATAAATTTAGAGGCAAGAGGTGGAAAGGTAGATATAGGTGGATTGAAGGCTACTGTATCTGCTAAGTTAGGTAATCTTCCTCGAACAATGGGTATAGACTTTGCTAAAAATGCCTTTGAAGGTAGTTTTGTTGGTGGTGACTTCTTAGCAGATAAGTTAGGTGGAGCATTACCAGAACTTGCTAATGTAGGAAATACCTTTGCTGGTAAACTTCAATCTCAAGTAGCAGATCTTGATATAGCAGGTAACTTAGATAAGATTGATACAGGTGCTCTTCAAGATCAACTTAAGGGTCAACTTGATTCTAGTCAGATAAAGAATCTATTAGGAGGTTTTGGATAAGTGGAAGAGGAAGGTAAGGATCTAACTATTATTGGAAAACCAACCGTCCAGAATGAGGATGCAAAGTTTTACAAAGACGTTTATGTTTTTGGTAAATTATATTATGATTTTGATGGGGACGATAATCAATTTGGGGATCTTAATGTATTAGGTAATGCTATCTTCAATGGCATTAGTACGTTTAAAGGTGCAGTAAATTTTGATAACGAATTAAAAGAATTACAAGTAGGAATATTAACTGTTACTGATACTTTTAGAGTTGGTGGTGCAGATGGAAATCCAGAAGGTGCGAGTTTAATAATAAAAGAGAGTGATGGTAGATTAGGCTTAGGAACTTTAGATCCAACAAGAAGATTGGATGTTGTTGGCGACATGAGATTGAGTGCCAACTTATATGACTCAACTAATAATCCTGGTGTTTTAGGAGCATTTTTAACAAAAGATTCTCAAGGTATAAAATGGGTAGAATTTGAACCTTCATTCAGTGAAGGTATCTTTGTTTATAATGAAGAAACTCTTGTAGGTACTTCATCATTCCGTGGTATAAACTTGATTACCAGTGGTGGTGGATCTCTAAAAGAATTAGTAGAAGGTTCTGTAAACCCAAATAATGTAAATATCGCAGATATTGCGATTAGAACTTTTTGGGAAAAGAGACCTGCGGGACTTGTAACTAACTCATATATTGGTATTGGTCTTACACTTCCACAAAATCATCTTCATGTTAAAGGTACTTCAAGATTCCAAGGAGATATAATTGTATTAGGTATTTCCAGTTTCTTCCAGAGGTCGGAATTTACTCAAGGATTTAATGCAACAGGTGCGGGTTCTACAATAGATGCTCCATTAAAAGTAACTGGAATAACTTCAATACTTGATGATTTTACAGTTGGGGGAAATGGTCAAGGATTATTTGAAAATTCATTAACAGTTGAACGTGCTACTCAACTTGATGATACTTTATTTGTAGGAGCTGCATCTACCTTTATTGGAAATGTAATAGTTTCAGGTATATCTACATTTGAACAAAATATTGTTGTTGGTAAAGGTGCATCAATTACCGAAAATATACAAGTTGGAACTTCAGCAACTATATTTGGAACATTTGAAGTTGGTGCTGCTGGAACTTTCAAAGATAAGTTAACAGTAGAAGATGACGTAAAGTTTGAAAAATTACTTGATGTTGCAGGTGCAACTACTCTTTCAAATACTTTAACAGTTGCGAACAATACAACTCTTCAAAACCAATTGAATGTTATTAATGATGTTGATTTTGATTCTGCATTAAATGTAGATGGAGATTCAACTCTTGAAGGAACATTAAAAGTAGGTCCTAACGGAACAGTAATTACAACAACTGGTATAGGATCGGTTGGTTTTGGAACTAATCAACCATCAAGAGATATTGAAATAAACAATAAAGATGTTTTCTTTAATCAAGGTGCAGTATATGATTCTGATAATAATGTAGGATTTAATTCGACTACAACCTCTGAAGATGTAAGAGTTCCTAAATCAGTTTTTGCTTCAGTAGGTGTTGGTACAACTGGATTAATAGCACCTAGATTTTTTGATGCTGCTGCATTACTCAGACAAAATGCTGATTTCATTGCTGCAGAATCAGTCGGATTTATTACAAGCACTGATTATCTAAATCCTAGTTTCTCTTTAACAACATCTAATTACAGAAATTGTAGAGATGATATTAAATCAATTTTATATTCTGTTGCAAATGATATAACAAGAGGAGGAAACTCACAAAGTGTTGGTGCTGGATTATCATATTATAATGGAAATACTTTATTGCATATTACTGGTACAGATGACAGTGGTTATTCTATTAAAGATGCAACTGTAACAGCAGTTGATTATGCTTCTAAGGTTGCAAAATATGTTATCAATAATTCTCCATATCCAAGATCATATCAGATAGATGCAATTGATAGTGATTATGCTGCATCTTCAAGATTGATTGAAGTTAATAAAGATTTTATTGCTACAGAGACAGTAGATAGAATATTAGCAACATACCCATCCCATAATATTACTGGTGGATCTCAAGCTTGTGTTGATGATGTTAAACAAGTATTAGATTCTGTAATGTATAATCTATCATTTAGTGGTAATGATAGAGTTTATGATGCTACCAAATATTATGTTGATGGAAGATTTGTAGCAGGAGAAGAGGCAGAAGTATTATATGGTTATACTCAAATGCTTGCGATTGTAAATGATGTTATAAGAAATAATACAGTAGCAAAAGTATCCAGCACATTAAATACATTTACTCAAATAACTATAGGATCTGCTGCATCCCGTGTAGCTCAAGTTGCTTCAGTAACATCGTTAGTTGGAATCGTAACTGTTGGAGTTGGTCTTACAAGATTACCAGACACTAGAACAGATTCATATTCATTATTCTCTGCACAAGTAATTGATCAAGCAGTACTACCAGACTCTGCCAGAAATAGTAATCATGATCCAGAAGGATGTGCAAATGTATATTCTGCAATTAATACTCTTGTTGGTATTACCAGTACAATTGTTGGATTAGGTACTACGGGTGCACCAACAATAACTTATCCAGATAGTAAAGTAGTTTGGGCACCAAGAGGTGGAGATTCTAAAAATATAATTTATGTCTCCAAGTTTGGAAATGATGCTAACAGTGGTAGAACAGAAGGAGATGCAAAGTTAACTATCGGTGGTGCAGCTGCTGTTGCACAACCAGGCGACACAATATATGTAAGATCTGGTGTATATTCAGAAAATAACCCAGTCGGTTTGAGAACAGATGTTAGTATAACTGGACAGGATCTTCGTTTAGTTACAATATATCCACAGAATGATGATGATATTTTCTATGTTAGAAGAGGATGTCTTGTTGAAAACTTAAACTTTGCTTACAGTCAAGATCCATTAGATAACTTAGCACCAATAACAATCAGAGGTGGTTGTGTAGCATTCCCTCCTCCTGCAGGAGTTGGTAGTGCAAGATCAGGATGTTTAGATATTGGTCCTGCTAATGAAGGTCCTAGTGGTAGATGGAGATCTCCTTACATTAGAAACTGTACAAACTTTATTACTGATAGTATTGGTATGAAGATTGATGGAAATCATGTAGGTTCAGCATTTACTGGGGCAGTAAATCCAGGACAAGATTTAAAGTCTATGGTTTGCGATTCATTTACACAATATAATGAAAATGGTATTGGAGTTTCTATTACCAATAATGCTTATGCACAGTTAGTTTCTATATTCACTATTAATAGTGATATTGCTATATTCTGTAATACTGGTGGATCTTGTGATCTAACAAACTCAAACTCCTCCTTTGGTAACTTTGGATTAGTTGCTGATGGTGTTGGTAGAATTGACTTTACGGGTATAACAACAGTAGCAACAGTTGGTGGTGATTCTGATGTAACAACTTTAACAGGAGTTGCAGATACTATAGGTAATTATAGAAGACCTTATAACGGACAAGCATTATACTTTAAGATTAATCTTGATGATTATGATGACACAACTGCTACAGGAATTATAACTGCACCGTTGCGTTCTTTAAGAAAAATTGATATACTGAATGGTGGTAGTGGATACAGTCAAGCAGCACCTCCTGCAGTTACAATTTCATCACCAGGTGGTCCTGAAGGAATTTCTGCTGAAGCTAGTGTAAATGTTAGTACTGCTGGAACTATTACTTCAATTGATGTTACTAACGAAGGCAGAAACTACTTACCTAATGAAGAATTAGTAATTTCAATCGGTGGTGGTGGAGGAGGAATAGCAACTGCTGTAACTGAACCAATATACTTTACTGTTAGCGAAGCAACTGAACCTACACCAACTGTTGGTATTACGACAGTAACTCTTGATCAGTTTATACCTTATAGTATTGGAGTTGGTGTAACTGCTGAAATGTTTAGAATTAGTAGAATATTAACCAGCTCACACTCCTTTGAATATGTCGGTACAGGTGTAAACATAAATAGAGCGAACCCCTTTCAGGGTGGAGTTCCTATTCCTGAAAACGAGGTCGTTGCTACTAATGGTGCTCAAATACCATTTACAAGTACCGACCAAGCTGGTAACTTCAAAATAGGTGAAGGTATCACAATTGATCAAACAACTTCAACGATTAGAGGTAGAGATTTCAGTCGGGCAATCCAAGCAGAAGTTACTCCCCTCATTTTAGCACTCAGATAATAATATGGCAGTCGCACCAGTCAATAAGTTTTTAACAGTTGCAGTTCCTGTAGCACCAGGTCCGCAGAAACTCTATGAGGTTCCTACGGGAGTATCCTCAATTCTTCTGTTTGCTCAAGTATCAAATGTTGGTATTGGAGCATCTTATCCTGCAGTAACATTCTGGCATAGAAGAACTTCAAGAAGTACAGGTAATTTTAGAGATACTCGTGTTATAAGAGATATACAAGTTCCACCAAATGATGCAGTTGTTCTTATTGATGGTCGTTTGGTATTGGAGAAGGATGCAATAAAAGTAGATGAAATATATGTTGATGCAAAACAAAGTGGTATAGTATCAGTTACAGGTGCGGTATATGATGAACCAAGTGGTATCGTAACAGTTACAACTTTAACACCACATAATTTTGGTGTCGGACAAGAAATAACTTTAGCTGGATTAGAATTTAAATGTCCTAGTGGTACAGGTATTACCACTAACTTCTTCCCAGATCCACAACAATCATATGTTGTTGATACGATTGTTAATGAGGTAGGTATATCAAAAACATTCTCTGCTAATATTGGTGGTGCTATTGGATATCCACATACTTACGTTGGTAATTCTGTTCATACATTTGTTAGTGCAGCAACCAGCTCAATAATAGCTGGTGGTGCATATAATCATAAGTTTGTACGTGCAACAGATGGTGCAGTTATTCAGGGTGGCGACTATAACCACACATTTGTAAGTGCAAAAACAGGAGCAGTAAAAGTTACGGGAGCTGGTAATGTTACTCCTACAGATGCTACTTATGATGGAGCAACTGGATTATTAGTAATTACAGCAAACTCCCATGGATTAACTGATTCAAATACAGTCGGAATTATTACTGATGGTATTACTTTTAAATGTACAATGGATGGAAATGCAACAGATCATGCATATCCAAGAAGAAGTGATCCAAATTATAATGCTTTTAATTTAGGAATTACAACATTTACAACTAATACATTCACTGTAAACGTAGGAATATCAAGTATTGTTAATTATAATGTTTCAAACGCATCTTATGCACCAACAACAGGACAATTAACTCTTAATATTGGTACTCATAGTTTGAAGAGTGGAGTAACTACGACTGTACAAGGTGCAGAATATAGTCCTATTACAGGAATCATGACAGTTACTATTGCTAATCATGAGTACTCTGCAGGAGAAAGAATAAAATTTGATACAGAGTCTCTAAGATTCAGTTGTACTACTGGTCCTGATATTAAAGCATACCCAAGAGTAAATGATTATGCAAATAATAAATGGTTGCCTATCTCAAATATAACTACTAACACTTTTGAAGTTCAAGTATTAGGACCTAATGGATATCCTTCTACAAGCACTGGTATTCATACTTTTGTTAATGCTGTAGGAGATATGAAGAAAGGTGGAGAATCAATTAAAATTGCTACAAATTCTCTAACATTTACTTGTGACATGGATAATCATGCTTCAGAGCACTCTTATCCAAGAACAACAGATCCATATTATAATACTTCTATTCCTATTGTATCAACAACATCAGATAGTATAACAGTTAATGTTGGTATCTCAAGTCTTGTATATCACACACCAACAGATGCAACATATAATCCTGCAAATGGAGATTTAGTGGTAACTATTGGATCTCATAAATTAATGGTTGGAAAAAATGTTAAGATAGCAACTGGATCTATTGGATTTACTTGCGATAAAGATAACAATACAGTAACTAAATTCTATCCAAGAGAAAATAAAGATCCTGCATATAATACTTCAGTTGCTGTAGGTGCTACGACTTTAAATACAGTAACACTTCAAATTGGTGCTCAGGCTGGTGGATTAGTTGCACCATTACAAATGGAATTTCTTGCAAGTATACTAGAGAACAGTACAACATAATATGGCGAATAAGGAGAGATTTTTAAGTGGCAGAAGGAAACTTGCACCATTAACTGGTTTAGGTACAGATCGTCATGTTTATTTGTCTCCTGAAGAAACAGAACCTAATTTAGGTTTTGTTGGAGAAAAAACACTTCCTATAAGAGATGAATATTATCAGTTAGTTACTATTGAAAATGGTGGGCAATATGATCGTTATTGGCAGGTTGCTCCTTCAGGTATATTAACTACTGGTCTAACTATTTTTGATGAAGGTGGAATAGTTGGTACTGGTAATAGTATTAGTAAACTTGATTTTGTTGGTAATATTGTAAATGTAACTGCAAATAATTTTGGATCAATATCTACAATTACTATATCTCCACCAGGTAGTGCGAGTCAAATTATATTCAATGATGATGGTAGTTTTGCAGGAAGTCCATATCTTTTAGTTAATAACTCAGGAATAGTAACTGCAACAGATGTTTTTCAAATTGGTGTTGGTGGAACAATATTATCTTCTAAGACTAATGGTAATATTGGTATCGGAAGTGTTATACCAAAGTATGATTTAGATATTGTAGGAAATGTAAAAATTAGTGGAACTATCGTTGATGCTGCAGACGGGACAGGAAGTACGGGAGAACTTCTAGTCAAAACTGCTGCAGGTGGAATGCAATGGCAGACTGCAAACGCAGTTACCTCTGGTGCAGGTGGAACAATATCTCAAATTCAATATCATAGTGCATCAGGAACTGTTGGTGGTGCTGATGTTTTTTGGTATGATTATACAAATGATAGAATAGGAATAGGAACTCAGTTTCCAGAAGTTATATTTGAAGTTGTTGGTAGTTCAAAGTTCTCTGAAACTACTGAAACAAAAAATTTAGTAGTAACAGGTGTATCAAGTTTTGTAGGAGTATCAACTTTTAGTGATCAAATTGTAATTGGTGCTGCAGTCTCTACTTCAGATTTGACTGTGGATGGTGGATCATTTGTTTCAGGAATGTCTACTGCATCTATCTTTGATGGTAAAGTAAGTAAGAAAGCAATAACAGAACAAGTATTAACTACAAGTGCAGATGGTCAAAATGATTTACTATTATTATATGATGCAGGTAATGATAATGTTAGAAAGATATCTATTGAAGATGCTACTTTCCAAGGTCTTCAGGGTATTCAGGGACAACAAGGAACTCAAGGTTTACAAGGAACTCAAGCTGCACAAGGAATTACAGGATCTCAAGGTATAAGAGGTGCACAGGGAATACAGGGATTACAAGGTATAGGTGCTGCAGGTGTTCAGGGTGTTCAGGGTATCCAAGGTATTCAGGGTGTTCAGGGTGTTCAAGGAACGCAAGGTAGACAGGGTAATCAAGGTAGACAGGGTAGACAAGGTACTCAAGGAACAACTGGAAACCAAGGTATACAAGGTATCTCTGGAGCACAAGGTAATCAAGCATCTCAGGGTATCCAAGGTATTCAAGGAGAACAGGGTATCCAAGGTGCACAAGGAATACAAGGTAGACAGGGTTATCAAGGTATTCAAGGTGTTCAGGGTATTCAAGGTAATCAAGGTCTTCAGGGTATTCAAGGAACAACTGGTGCACAAGGTGACCAAGGTATTCAAGGTATTCAAGGAATTCAGGGTGTTGGTGCTCAAGGTGTTCAGGGTGTTCAGGGTGGAGAAGGTCCTCAAGGACAACAAGGTGTTCAAGGTAGACAAGGTATTCAAGGTTATCAGGGTATTCAAGGTGTTCAAGGTATTCAAGGAGAGCAGGGTATCCAAGGTATTCAAGGTATTCAAGGTAATAATGGTGCTGATGGTGCTCAAGGTATTCAGGGTATACAGGGTATACAGGGTGGACAGGGAATACAGGGAGATAATGGTGTAGGTTCTCAAGGTATACAAGGTATACAAGGTCTTTTAGGTATTCAAGGACCAGATGGAACTCAAGGTGTTCAAGGTATTCAGGGTCTTCAGGGTATACAGGGTCGCCAAGGTGTTCAAGGAGATACTGGTGCAGGTAATCAAGGTATCCAAGGAATTACAGGATCTCAAGGTATTCAAGGATTACAGGGTAATCAGGGTATTAGTGGTGTTGTTGGTGGACAGGGTATTCAAGGTATTCAGGGAGTACAAGGTATTCAGGGTACTGGTGCAGTTGGTGGTGTTGTCACAGGTAGTATTGTATGGTATGCTGCGGATAAAGGTGGTGGAAATTATCCAACTCCTCCTTCTGGATTCTTATATTGTGATGGTTCTTCATATGGTAATGTAAGTAATTTCCCTGCATCTGGACAATATCAAGACTTATATAATGTTATTGGATTTCAATATGGTGGAAGTGGACAGAACTTTAATGTTCCCGATCTTCGTGGAGAATTTATTAGAGGATATGATGATAGTAAAGGTGTAGATAGTGGTAGAGCTTTTGCATCAAGTCAGCAACATCAATTCCAAACTCATACTCATGATATACCAATTCATGCTCTTGGAAATAGTGATTGGAGTGGTGGTGTTAATGATAGACCAGCTGCAGATGATTCTAGTTTCATCAGAAATGTTGAAGGTGGTACACCTAATGCTACAAATGGTGGAAACAATGGTTCAGAGACCAGACCACGAAATATTAATTTCTTGCCTATTATAAAAACATAAATAGGTGTAATCAAACTTCTAGATAATTGTTATAAAAGGATATGGCAACCGTAACCTGTAAAACTTATGATGGTGTAGAACGCACTATTACCGTAGATGCTGAAAACACTTGCCCACTGTATAGTTACGGTGAGACTAATAAAGAGTTTATTGGTGTATTAGAAAAAGCATCTGCACCAGATAATCCCACATATTATAATGCACCTGCATTTACTACTCCAGTAACACCACCTGAAGCAGAACTTAATAAAATTAGAGTATTTGATGAAGGTGCTCAAACTTGGAGTCAAATTGATGATCTCAGTGGAAATTATTATTCTGTTGATGCTGCAACAATAGGATCAGTTGTAATTGTTACAAGTCCATGGGGACCTGTTCCTGCAGGAGTAACCACATTTACTCCACCTGTAATACTGCGTCAAACTGCATTATCATGGGACACAGCAACTGGAGGTGCTGATGCGGGAATAGGACTTACCAATGCATGGAGTATTGTTTCTACTGCATCTACTCTAACCGCAGCACAAAAACTTGAAAATGTTGGACTTACAACTGCAGAATTAAGAACTCTTTTAGGGTTATAATTACTGTTGACATAATACTCCTAGTGCTATATACTGGTAGTACTTTAGAAAACATGGATGAAAGATCCTAATGAATTCGTTGATCGTGTGATCATAGACCTTTGCGCTAAGACATTTTTGTTACTTGGTAGCGAGTCTGATGAAAAATTAATACAATGCGACAATACGGATGAATTTTTGGGGGTATTGAAAGTCTGTAAAGAATACTTACCCACAGATAAAATTGAATATGCAGACCTATCGTTGAGTAATCAGTAAAATGGAAATCCTAACAACTCAAGAATTTGAAGAAAACCAAGATGAAATGATCGCCAGAGCTAAAGATGGTGAACTTATTGGAATTTTAGATAGTGCTGGTAAAGCATCAGTATTAGTGAAACAAGCCGAAACCGAAGAAGAGTGGTTTGAAATGCAAACCCATTCAGACCTTTGATACTGGTTTTATACTATATTATGAAAGTAGGGTAACTTCTACTACCATAAATAAAACATAGAAATCTCATGGTCGTGAACGACAATGCCACTTAATAAATTAGATAATTTTATCAAGAACACCGATGGAAGGACACTTTATGTCAATCCAAATGATCTTGAAGCCACCGATAGTATTGAAAACCAAGGAAATTCTCTTGCTAAACCTTTTAAAACGATACAAAGGGCATTAATAGAGTCTGCTAGATTTTCATATCTTAAAGGAAATAATAACGACAAAATAGAACAAACTACAATCTTGCTTTTTCCAGGCGAGCACGTTGTAGATAATAGACCTGGTTTTGCAATATTTAATGATGCAAGTTTAGGTGTAAGAGTTACTTCTCCATCTGGTACAAACTCTCCACCTTCTGAAGAAATTGCTTTAAATTTAGATTCAAACTTCGATTTAAATCAGGTAGATAACCAATTATATAAGTTTAATAGTGTAAATGGTGGTGTAATTGTTCCCCGTGGTACATCACTTGTTGGATTAGATCTAAGAAAAACAAAGATAAGACCAAAGTATATTCCAAACCCAACAGATACAGATGTTGCTGCATCTGCTATTTTTAGAATAACTGGTACATCTTATTTCTGGCAGTTCTCAATATTTGATGGTAATGAATTAGGAACTGTATATACCGATCCAATTGATTTTTCAACAACTAACCGTTCAAAACCAAGTTTCTCTCACCATAAACTAACTTGTTTTGAATATGCTGATGGTGTTAATAAGGTTTCTGGTTATGATATAACTGACCTTGATATGTATTATAGTAAACTGTCAAATGCATTCAGTTCTATAAGAAATATTCCAGAGAAGTATCCTGATGATCCAGATGCATTTGCAAAACAAAGACCAGAATGGGAAATTGTAGGTGCATTTGCTGCAGATCCTCTATCAATTGCTAGAATTGAATCTGGTAGTGGTGGAACAGCAGGACCTGTTATAACAGTTACTACTGTATTGGATCATGGATTTAATGAAGGTACTCCCGTTAAGATTGACGGAGTTGGAGTTCCAGACAACGTAAATGATTATAATATATCAACTAAAGTTCAAAGTATAGTTAACAGTAAAACCTTTACATATCTGTTACCATATGTTCAACCTAACTTATTAACTCTACCTGATGTTAGTGGTGCAGTAGTAACAATTGAAACTGATACAGTTTCTGGTGCTTCTCCTTATATCTTCAATATTTCGTTGAGATCTGTCTTTGGTATGCAAGGTATGCATGCAGACGGATCAAAAGCATCTGGTTTCCGTTCAATGGTTGTTGCCCAGTTTACTGGTATATCCCTACAAAAGGATGATCGTGCATTTGTAAAATATAATGAAGCAACAAGAAGTTATGAAGGAAGATCTATAAGTAAGAAAACAGGTGCAGAATTATCATCTGGTTCATCTTCATTAGATAAAGCAAAGGTATACCATTTAGATTCTGATGCAGTCTATAGAAAAGGATTCGATACTACTCATATTAAAATATCCAATGATGCTGTCATGCAGATTGTGTCTGTATTTGCGATTGGATTTAATAAGCATTTTGAAACTTCGAGTGGTGGTGATGCTTCTATTACTAACTCTAACTCAAACTTTGGACAGTTCTCACTTGCTTCAGATGGATTTAGAAAAGCTGCGTTTGATAAAGATAACAAATCTTACATAACATCTATTATAACTCCAAGATCAATAAGCGAATCTGAAACAAATGTAGATTGGCAGTCTTTAGATGTTGGTCTTACCACAGCAGTTGGTATTTCAAGTCAATTATATCTCTTTGGGTTTAATAACTTTGATGATGCTCCTCCAGTATTAACACAGGGTTATAGAGTTGGTGCAAAAGTAAATGATTCTCTTTCTGTTAACCTAGGTGCTGGTATTGGTACATTTACTTCTGACATTTGTATGTTAGATAATACTGTTAGTGGAGGAACAACTTCTCTTGGTATTAGTATAGCATTTAAAGAGTTTTCTGTAATCTCTGGACCTGTTAGTAATATATTCACTATTGGAACCCATAATCTTTTAACTGGAGAAAGTGTTGTTATTAAGAGTAGCAATGGTGATCTACCAGAAAACTTAGTTCCTAATAGACTTTATTACGTAATTAAAGAAAGTTCTACTACAATTAAATTAGCATCATCTAAAGCAGCTGCAGATAGTGATTCAGCAGTTAAAGTATATGGTGGAACTAATTTAACAATAACCAGTAGAGTTTCTGATAAGAGTGCAGGAGATGTTGGACATCCAGTTCAGTTTGACTCTAATGTTAGTAACTGGTATATCCATAGTACACATGGTAATAGTATTTACAGTGCATTAAATACAAATGGAGTTTCTACCCTTTCACAAACAACTGATAACAGTTTTGTTGTAAGAACAGATGATTCAAGAAGTTTAGATGAAAAATTATATAAAGTTAGAATTGTTGTTCCAAAAGATGCTGAGAATGCTAAACAACCTGCTGAAACCTTTATTATCCAAGAGTCTAGCTCTACTGGATATAGAAATGATGCTGATTCATCAAGAGTAAGTATTGGTTCTACAGATTATGACTTTGATAGAAATACAAGATTTATCAGTACATGTATTTCAGGAAGTGCGGGTGTTGTAACCGTAACTTCAGAAATTCCACACCAGTTGAATACAGGTAACTTAGTTAATATTGTAAATGTAAGAAGTACAACTAATACTGGTGGTGCAGATAATTTAGGATATAATGGAAGATTTGCTGTAACTGGTATTATAAATGATCATGAATTTACATATTCAAGTACCGATGTTGATAGTATTGTTCATACACCAGGAGTGTTTAACAGCGATACTTCATCAAGAAACTTAAACTTACCAAGATTCCAAAAGAATGATACTAAGAGAAATTACTATGTTTATCGTTCAGAGGTAATTGCAGATTATATTAAGGACGTTCAAGATGGTGTTTATCATGGTTATGTTTTAAATTCTGATAATGCATTAACTGAAGAATTTACAGATTTCAAATACAGTCAGAATGTTACTAATCTTTATCCAGAATTAGATAAGGATAATGTAAATGATAATCCTGGTCCAATGAAGTCCTTTGCAAAAAGAGCTCCAATTGGAGAAGTTGTATCTAACGATCTTACCAAGAGTATAACAAGAGAAACCTTAGATTCATTTGTAGAAGATTTTGGTATTGGTAAAAAAATAACTGGTGTAACAACAGTCTTCACTAGTGTAAATGCGGGAGTTGCAACTGTTACTCTTGATAGAGAACATGGATTCTCAGGTGTAACTACTTATAGTTCATTTGCAGGTGGTAGTGGTTATAATGAGGGTGTACATTATAATGTTAAGTTACTTAATAATGGAACCACAACTTGGGATGGTGCGACTGCAAAAGTTACAGTCGGTACAGGTGGTACTATAACAGATGTAGATTTCATCTCTAGAGGATCTGGATATACTGATGCTGAAGAATTAGACTTTGATACAGCAGTTTTAGGTTCTGGTACAGGTGCAGGAGTTACAATATCTTCTTCTGGTATCTCTACAAACATAGGAGATACTATTCAAATAACAGGAATCGGAACAACTGGAGAAGGATATTATAAGATTGCTTCAATACCTGCTAAGAATCAAGTTTCAATTGCTCTAACTGCAGGTGATATAGAAATTCACTCAGGACAGTATTTACTAAACTTAGGACCTTCTGTTCATGTAAACACAGTTGCAGGACCAGTTTTAGGTATTACAACCTTTACTACTGATTTTGCACATGCTTTAACTGCAGGATCTAAAGTTGAATTTAAAGATTCAAGTAATAATAAGTTAGGAGTCTTTGTTGTTAATGAAAAAGTTGGTGTTACTACATTCACAGTTAAAACATCAGATACCTTATCATCTACCTCATACTTGTTACCTCATGGTTTTGATGCAAATAATGCTGCTTCTGATAGTACAACAGAGAATTTAGGAACCAGAGGTATACCAACATACGACTTAGATAAGTTCTTCCTTCATGTACCAATTTCAGACGGAGATACTGTTGCTGTTACTGATTCAACTCTTTGTGGTATTGCAACTCTAAATCAATTCCCTGTTGGTTCATATATTCAGATTGATAATGAAATAATGAGGATTTCTAATTCCTCATTTAGTGGAACTAATACTAATGAATTAAATGTTATTCGTGGTGTATTTGGAACTCCAAAAGAAAATCATGCTACAGGATCAATTGCTAAGAAAATAAAACCAAAAGCAATTGAACTTAGAAGACCTTCTATTATTCGTGCTTCTGCACATACATTTGAATATCTTGGTTTTGGTCCAGGTAACTATTCTACAGGTTTACCTCAAGTACAAGTAAGAACTCTAACAGATGTAGAGTCCTTCTTAGCACAATCTCAGAAGAAATCTGCAGGTGTTGTTGTTTATACTGGTATGAACAGCGAAGGAGACTTCTTTATTGGTAATAAGAAATCAAGTTCTGCAACTGGACAAGAAAGAACATTTGATGTTCCATCTCCTACTGTAACAGGACAAGAAGTTGGTAGATTAAGTGTTGTATTTGATGAAGTATTAATCAAAGAAAGATTAAGAGTTGAGGGTGGTAAGTCTGGAACTGTATTATCTCAGTTTGATGGTCCTGTAACATTCAATAAAGAAGTTAGACTTAGAAATACAGGAACAATCACTGGAGTTCTTAAATTAGATGATACTACACCATCAACAAGTAAAACAACTGGTGCTCTAGTTGTTGCAGGTGGAGTCGGTATTTCTGGTAAAGCAACATTTGGCGATGAAATAATTGTCGAAACAGGAATTATTCCTGATGTTGATAAAGGAGCATACGTTGGTAAGGAAGATCAAGCATTTGAATCAGCATACATTGATGGAATTAGACTTGGTGTTGGTGGTACTACAACCATTGACACTAGAGGTGGAGATCTTGTTATAAGTGCTGCAATTGGAAGTAGTGTTTCTATAAGCACTGTTACCACTATGACATCAGACTTGAATGTAGAAGGAGACATTACTGCTTTCTACACATCTGATGCTAGATTGAAAGATAACATTACTCCTATTGATGATCCTCTTGCTAAAGTCATATCAATCAGTGGTAACACATATGATTGGAATGAAAAGTCTGGAAAGACTGGTAAAGATGTTGGTGTGATTGCACAGGAACTTGAAGAAGTTTTACCAGAAGCAGTTACAACACGCAAGAATGGATATCTTGCTGTTGATTATGATAGAGTTGTTCCACTACTTGTGGAAGCAATTAAAGAACTCAACGCAAAAGTTGATTCATTAGAACAAAGACTAAATAACTAAAAAGTGTAAGTAGATGCCTAATTATAAGAAGTCGTTTAATTTTCGTAATGGTGTCCAAGTTGATGACGACAATTTCATCGTAAATCCTAATGGTCTGGTTGGAATCGGTACATCCGTTCCGACAGAGTTTTTGGATGTCAGAGGTACAACGAAAGTTGTAGGGATAGCAACGATAAAAAATACGTTTATAGAAGAAGGTGCTATAGTTTCAGGAGTAGCAACTATAGGACAGATAGAAGTTGGTATAACATCTATACTCCCATCAGGTATTGTCACTGCAACTTCCACATCAGGAGTTGTTACTTACTTTGGAGATGGTGCTAATCTACTTAACTTACCAACATCTCAATGGATTGATGTAAATCCTGGCTTAGGTTTTTCAAGTATATACTCTGCAGGGTATGTTGGTATAGCAACTGAATTACCATATAATGCACTTCAAATTGGTGGAACAGCAGACGATCAATATTCACCAGGCGTTGGGATAAATTCAACAGGAGATATTAAGGCAACAGGTATAATAACAACAAGACAACTTTCATTTGAAGGTCCTGAAGCAAGAATAACAGGTGTTACATCAATTATTGATAGTACAGCATTACCATTATTAACAGTAACTCAACTTCAATCTGGAGTTGATGCACTAAAAGTTGATGGAAGTATTGATGCCAATGGTAGAATCGTTGGAGCAGCAGTAAGTAATGTAATTCCATTCTTATATGCAACTTATGGAGATTTACCTTCACCTGTAACATACCATGGTGCATTTGCTCATGTTCATGAGAGTGGGAAAGCATTATATGCACACGCAGGAAATTGGTTTGAATTAGTTAATAAAGAAGCAGATGCAAGAATTGGAACAGGAACAGAAGGATTTAATCTTGGATCTGGTAATGTAGTTGTTTTAAATGCATCTGAAGTAAAATCAGGTTTCTCAACAATAGGAGTAAGCACAGTAACTGATGTATTACATGTTGGTACTGGTGGAACTATTCTTGCAAATAATGGAAAATTCATTGGTATAGGAACTGTTATTCCTACTTCCGATCTTCAGATTCGCAAACCAAGTGGTGTTGCAAAGATAGAAGTGGTATCTGATGGAGATAGTTCTGTAATTTCTGTTGGACAATCAGTAGGTGTTGGTGCTAGTTCTGCAGCAATGAAGTTTGGTGTTGCTGATAAAACACTTGATATTGTTAACAACGACACAGGAGACTTTAACTTAGTTCTTCATGGAGGTCCTGCGGGATTATCAACAGGTAACTTTAACTTTGTTAATGGTCAATCAAATGGCGATATGATGACCCTAACATATCAAGGTGACTTAGGTTTAGGTGTTATAAATCCACAGCATAAGTTACATGTGGTTGGTACATCAACTATTGCAGGTAACTCATTTGTTGGTGGTAACTTCACTGTTGCAGGATCAATTGATGCAGGGACATTTAATTTACCAAATGTTATTACTTCTAAGATCAACAACGCAGGAATTAATACTTTCGGAAAAATATATGTAAACTCCAGTATTGGTGCAGGAACTAGTGTTGGTGTGGGAACTGCTGATCCCCAAGTTAGTTTTGATGCAACAGCTAAAACAGGATTAATTGGAAGACTTGGAATTAATACAAGTAATGAGTATACT